CTGCTGCATCAGAAAGGTCAGTCGCTTTCCATCGTGGCTGATCTTTCTTACGCTCTGAGGATTTGTCTTTCTTGAATTCCTGGGGAAGGATGGGTGCATTGTCCATGGAGAAGAAGGTCTCCAAAGCGTTGTTCATGTTGATGCTAAAGGCGGGCATGTTGGGGTATTCGCCTGAAAGAAACTTAAACCAGAACTGATATTTATCCATGTGGTGAGCTTCGTAAAGCTCAGCACAAAGCTGCACCTGCCATCCTGCCCTGGATAACTGCTCACGCACATCATCAAAGTAAGAGTCTCTGGATGCAGCATCATTCCTTCTGTTGCCATCCGAGCCACCATACAGGAATATGTGTCGGGATAATTTTGGTTTGTAGTGGTCAATGAATTTGGTAACCAGCACGGAAAGCGTTTCGTTCTCCACAAAGAAATTGCGGATGATCCGGAGCTCTGCCAGTGGCCTGACCCACTGCGCCACGATCATGCAGTTCTGGGTGGTGCCAAAGTCGAAGGAGATGTAAAGTGGTTCAGCGCTGATACAATCCTTGTCTGCCCTGCAATCAAACACGCTCCCCTTCTGCTGGATAGCATCGATGTAGCCATATTCGTAACTGTCCGTGTATCCATGGACTGAAGCGCTGAGCAAAGGATAAAATCCGTTGACGTTCTGTTTGCGACGGATATTGAGAACTTCAAGATCGTAGACCATCTTGGGGAGCACACGTTTCAAATCCCGGAAATACATCTCTCCGAGGATTTTGATATTCCGGATGGCAGAAGCTTCCATGTAACAGTAACGTGCCGGCATTTCTGCCGCAAGCTGCTGGTAATCGAAAACCCAGTCCCCGTCGCAGGTAAGGGGCATTGTGCCCAGGAACAGGGTGCCATGATGAAACCGGAGATGACCAAAGCGATCCATGTTGCCCCGGTTGGCCGGCAGTACATCGGCATCGATGGCCTCTTTTTTAAGTTTGGTACATTCGTCAAAGATCATCCCGTCATAGGATCCGCTTCGGGCCATTTCCGGGCGGTCAAATGAGTTGAACTCGACCACAAAACCATTGAAGAAATGAATGCAGTTGGTATAATCCAGCGGCGGGGCATAGGGTTCTTCCCATTTGTGCTTTGCAGGCGCACGGTGACCAATAAAATAGTGGATTCCACGATAGAGACCACGCCGCTCGAAGTGGTCGATGATCGGGGGCAGAGATTTCGTGCGGATGTGGAAATAGGTCAGTCCATTGAGCGATATCTTTCCCCGGGGCATGGCCACCATGTATTTGATGATCTCTTCGGCAATGATGGTGGTCTTGCCAACTCCCCTGCCACCGATGAATACCTTGTGGGTGCTGTGCGAAAGCTCAATGGCCAGTTGCGGGTCATTGAGGAAAGGAGCCGGGCGTATATCAGTCAGTGAGATCTTCGAAACGGGCTTCATCGGCAAGCAGGATGTTTTTGTAATCGGCGATAGGAGATGCATCGATCAGCGCCATGACTTTTTCATTGAGTGCAGTCAGCGCCTGTTGTGCCTTGGGATCAATCAGCTTGAAATATTCAGAATTGAGGAAGTTGTAATTGATCGACAGAAGCTGAACCGGTGGTTGGATTTTGTCCGGATCGGGCAAATCCATCTCCTCTTTGTCCAGGTTGTTAGCCTTAATGATGCGTTCGAGCATCCGGTCAACGGTCTTGAAATCGTTTTTTACTTCGGCTTTGCGCAGGACCTCGATCGCCCATTCGGTGATCATGTGGCGCAAGGCCTGTTTATCCCGGCCACGAACAGGGCCGAAACACCGGGTGCAGTCATGTACATCCCGGTAAGCCTGTACCTCGGAGATATTATGCAGCTTCATCTGCATCTTCACCGCTTCACGCTCGATTCCCCGTTGGTTGATCAGAATCGAATAAGCGGATTCCCATCGTTGCCGTATCATTTCTTCATGAGCCGTCAGCTGCACGTTTTCGGAAAGATAGTGCATACGCACACGCTCCAGGGTTGTTTCACAGGCCAGGCTTTTCACAGGTCGTCGGCTTTAGCGTTTTCGATGAGTTTGATGGCCATGGTCTGTGCCGGTGACGAGCCATTCTGTGCCAGGTCAAAGATTCCCTTGCGAAGTTCGGCTTCCCGTTTCAGGCGGCCACGCTGAAATGCCCGGAATGCCGGGCTTTGAGTTTCACTGAGCAATTCCGCTAGTTCAGCCGGATCCACCTCCATGATCACGGCGATCTCATTGCGGTTGAACATCAGCGAAGAATAGGATTCCAGGTCGCTGAGAAACGATTCATTCTGGTCGATCAAAGGCGCTTGTATTAGAAAGTTCGTTTAATATCCAGTCACGATGAAAAGCCGCGACAGTCTTATTACAGCACAAAACACCCGCCTCGATTCGGGGGTTGCGGGTATAGTTGGCTGATCCCACCACACTGATCCCCCAGTGGTCGTTTTCGATCACCGTGACCTTGGCATGGCATTTAGCAGCTTTAATGTCAGTAGTGATTTTCTGCAGGAACTGCAGTTCGGCAGGTTTCCGGATGCCGTTCCGGTAATCAAAGATGCCCTTCAACTCAATGATCAGACCATGTTCGATAAACTGGTACAACTGCCGGATCGCAAACTCCGAAATGGCCCAGGTTGTGAAATAAACCCTGGCCGGGCCGGTTTGTTCAAGTAAAAAGAAAAGCAGATCATGGGTTGACCAGTCCCCCAGAGAGGCATAATGCACGGATTGACCCTGGACAACCTTGCCAAAGACTTCTTGAAGCTTCTGGTTTGCCTGGCCAATGGCCAGCATGGTGGTACCCTCGGATGCGACAGATCCGGACTTCGATCTGTCAGACTTTTTTCTTTTAAGGTCGGCGGTCGAAAACAGGCTCATCGTTGCGGTCTTTTATTGATTTCCTCCAGTTCCTGCTGGTACTGCAAAAGAAGCTGTTGGTTTCTGGAAAGAGCCTTGGGAGTTTTAGAACCGGCTACCAATCTTTTGTATCTGGCAACGTAGGTCCGGTAGTTATTCTGCCACTGGATAAGTTCAACGGCATTGAGCTCGGAGATTTTCTTTTTGTCATCATTGACAGGCAATACAGGAATCACGCCATGTTTCTCATAATGAGCAATCCGCTCATTCAGTTCTTTGAGCTGGTCATCCAGGTCAAGGATCTGAAATGCAATCTTTTTACGTTCATGTACCGGCCTGAATTCAAGAATAGCATGGAGGTTATCCAGCATCTTGTAGAGCATCTTCTGCTCTGACCTCAGATCCCCAATGCGGGTAATCTCCGGGAGGATTTCGTTTTCCTGCTGTTTATCAGGTGGTGCTGCAATTGCAGGTATTTGTGTCGCTTCAGGCAGGTACTGGGCAAGCTTGCCCAACTCATAGGCAAGGGTTTTGCGGTTGCTTCCGGTTGCTCCCCCGACACGCAGGATACGGGCAAGGTTGAAATTTTTGCCGTACCGGTCAAATAATTGAAGTCCTGAAGGATAATCCTGCTGAGAATTGAGCCAGGAGGAGATTTCGTGAACCATGCAGCCAAGGTAGGGCTGCAATTACAGGGGAGAAAGGACAAAAATAATCTGGAAATTATAATCTTATTGGTTAAAAAACTTATACAAAAAGTAGTAATACTTATTGTCGGTTAAATTCATTAAAATATTGTTGAATATCCAATTCTGTTATCCTTGATCGTTTATATGCTTCCCTGCGCATGGAGAATAGCAGTTTGTTAAAATATTGTTCTTGTTGATCTTCGACATGGTTTTGACGCACATTATCAATATGCTTTATAAAATTCAGATAAGCAGTGACTACCTCATCACTACCATGAAGTAGCATTAGATTCCTTGCATGCAATTTTTTTCTTAATGATTCTATCTCATATTTTTTTTGTTCAATTCTTGGCAAATCATGAAAGTAATCGATATTGTCCCAAACTTAGTTGAAATATAGGTTAAAAAGGAAGGACCAGACATAGCTGATCCTCCGCTAAGGTTCCGTAAGTTTGAGTTGCGAACCAAAAACATGGAACCAATGGATAAAAGTAATGAATTAAACCGTAAAACGCTGTCGTGGTTAAAGGATCAATCGATAGATTTACGGGTAGGGATTTTACAGAACTATTTAAGTGTCTGTCAGATAATGATAAACGAGCTCCTTGAAGAAGAAGTGATTGATAAAGCCGGTCCCCGGTACAGTCACCAAAAGCCTGAAAATGGGCGTTGGAGCCGTTGGGGTTATAATCCAGGCAGTGTGAAGATCGGAGATCAGCGGATAAGGGTCGATGTACCACGGCTATTTGATAACTTGGACGAAAAGAATACTCCGCTCGAACGTTACGAAGAAATGAAAGAACTCCCGGAACCCACGGATCAGTTGCTTAAAGGCGTTCTGTTGGGTCTGAGCGTGCGGGATTACGGAAAGGTGGTTGATTCTTTGAATGAAGGATTTGGGCTGTCTAAAAGTTCTGTTTCCCGTTCTTTTGTAGAACGTACTGAAGAAAAACTGAAGGAGTTTGAATCCCGGCCTATTGCGCATCACAAGATCCTGGCCATTTTCATTGACGGAAAATACCTTTCCAAAGAACAGATTATTATTTGCCTTGGCGTAACAGAAAACGGAGACAAGATCCCGCTCTGCTTCACCCAGGCTGCTACAGAGAACTCTCAGCCGATCAAGGAGATGCTGGAACGGCTGATAGAACGTGGCCTGGATTATTCTAATGGATTGCTTTGTGTGATTGATGGAAGCAAAGGAATACGTAAAGCTGTTGAAGACTGTTTTGGAGAGAAGGCAATCATTCAGCGCTGCCAATGGCATAAGCAAGAAAACATTCTGAAGTATTTGCCGGATAAATATCATGAGTCTATTAAAAAACAATATCAGCATGCGGTAAACCAGGAGAAATATGAAGATGCCAGGGCCGAACTTGGCCAACTCAGAGCCGATCTCAAATCATTGAATATGGCCGCTGCCCGGTCCTTGGATGAGGCCATGGAAGAAATACTGACCTTGCACAAACTCGGTATTAATGAACTTTTTGCCCGCTCATTTGCGACAACCAATTGTATTGAAAACCTGAACTCACAGCTACGAAAATACGTGGGCCGGGTGAAGAACTGGACCTTGTCAAACGAGCGGTACCGTTGGGTTGCGGCAGCTTTATTGGAAATCGAACACAAAATGCGAAAAGTTGATAACTTTGGTAAACTGGATATATTGAAAAATGTGCTCATAGAAGAGATAAAACGAAGAACCTTAGCCAATCAAATTTCAACTAAATAATGGACAACCTCAAGTAATCATCATGAATAACTTCTTCAACAGTATTATCAGAGAAATCATTTAGAAATTTCAAATAGGCCTCCTTTGAATTTTCCCGATTTTTTGAACCTCTTTCAATTGCTTTTTGAATAAAGTACCCAACAAGCAATGCTACCGATCCAATTAAAGCAGCATATATGGTCGCCCAATCAAAAGGATCAGCTTTCCCCAAGAAATCACTGGCATTTAAATAAAAAGTACTCATGATCAGATATTTGTTGAGAACAACTATGTATGGTAGATGTATTTTTACCTACATCCATGTTTATTTGTAAAAGTAGAAGATTTTTACTTATAAAAAAAGCCTGCCAGATCACTCCGACAGACTTCAACTAACCTATTTATGAAAACAGCTACGAAAAGCTTCTTTATTAGCCTCCAACAGGAGGATTGGGATCCATGACCAGGGCGCCTTCATAGAAGGCCATCGGTGATCCCTGCTTGCAGAGGAAGCCGAACTTGTGCCCCTTGTCCTTGTCGATCTCTTCTCCCCAGGTCGTTTCAAGGGTTTCCAGGTGAACCAGGTTGCAGGGTTCACCGATCAGGTAACGCTTGGCAGAAGCACAGTTCTGTATAATGACAATCCCCTTAAAGTCGATGCCGAAATTGGCTATCCATTTCTGCACGGCTTTCTCAATACCGGGATAAAAGCCTTCCACCCCGATCTCATAGCCGCCGCAATCCTGGTTGGAGCCTTTGAGCTTCTTCTGGGAAGGCTTGATGGTTCCCTGGGTCATATAAAAGCTGTGCATGAACTTGCCGGTCAGCAGCGGTATATCCGTGGTGATGGTAATTCCGTCCGCATCCCGGTCAGGGTATGCGGACCAGTCGATATCATTCTCCATGATCAGGATGATCTCGGATTTTATCCCACCGCCGCCACCGGCATTCCGCACGGTGGGCTTGAAAAGGTCAAACAATGGTATGCTCATTTTCTTTCAGATTTTTAGGGTTAAGCCGGAACGCTGGCAAATACTGCTTCTTCGATGCCGAAGCCGACGGACTCGTACCAGTCGGCGAATACCTTGATCTGGCGATCGATGCTTTCAACAGTAATGTTGGAAGCCCCGTTGTTGCGATTGATCAGGCGGATGAAGTTCTCCCGGGGAGTGGTGAAGAGGATGTTTTCCCCGGTCATCGAAGGCAACGGAACCAGGGTCAAGTTGGTCCCCTCGATCACATCTTTCATACCGGTGTAGTTGGTGTCCATCCCGTGAAGGTCGCGGCGCTTACGGTGATATGCGGCGTACCATTTGCGCGAGAGGAAAACATTCATCGACAGGTTGATGTAGAGATCATCTACACTTCTGCCGAAATGCTCAATCTGGTCGAAGATATTCTCCTCGGTCAGAATTTCCAGGTCAATGAAATTGATGCTGGAGGTGCCAGCCGTATGCTTGTCCCGGAGGATGGTGCAAAATCCGTCCATCGACAGTCCGACAGCCTGGGCGGTGCCGTCAACCGGCGCTGCATAATCCCCGGTGCCGATCAGCTTCAGTTCGCGGTTATCCAGAACTTTGGGCAGGATCAACTGCTCGATGATGTACCGGGTGACCGGCCATACTTTGCGGTCGGTGGATTCATCAGCCAGGAACCCCAGCCAGGTTTCCACGATCTCATCCGGGTAAAACGAAAGGTCGATCTTATGCCGGCGCTGTGGGATTTCGATCGGGGTGAATTTGGCTTTGCCTTTGGGCGTCCAGGTCTTCTGAAATCCCTGCACCAGGTCATCGATCACGGCCTTGGAGGCACGGTAGATCAAATCCTGCGAAGCCACGGTGGTCATGTATTTCTCGGAGACTGTCGGCTGGGTGAGAAGCCTCAGGATATCCTTCTGGTTGGAACCAATGTAGGTCCCGAACGCAGTTTTAAGGTCTTGCAACGAAATGGTTTCAGCCATTGTTTATCTGGTTTTTATGGTTTGCTATGATTACGACAGGAAAGAATCGGCGACCCGGTCATGGGAAAAGACAACATCCTGCTCCCCGCCGGAGATTTTATCTGCGGCTTTGCGGGCAACGGTTTCGGAGGCTGCATCCTCGTTTTTCAGAGCTTCAAAGTCAGCCAGCGTTTTGGCGTGTGCTGATTTTTCCTCTTCAAGAAGAGACTCCAGCTCCTCATTGCGTGCAGTGACGGTGGCCAGCTGATCATTGATCTGCTGTACCCGCTCATCGGTCAGCTCCTGGGAGTCGAGTGTAGCGGGATCCATCTTGAAAAAGTTCTGGATGGCTTTCCATGAAATGTTGATTTTCATCTGTTCAGGATTAAGGGATTGATGATTTGACGATTTGATTTTCTTTTCTTCCGCCAGGGAAGTGGCAGTGGCAATGGCCTCTGTGAGCGATCCGATCTCATCGATCAGGCCAAGGGCAATCGCTTCCCGGGCGAAATAGACTTTGCCGGTCAGGGTGGATTCATCCAGTTTTGACCGGTTAGCTTTGATGGTGGAGAGGAATTTGCTGTTGATCACATCCAGCACATTGCTGCGATAAGCATCGTAATTCCCGCTGAGCACCTGGTTAAAGTCATTGTTCTTGTCGGAGGAAAGACTGGCATAGACTTCATGGAACTTCACCCCAAGCTTTTCGAGCGCCGGTTGAAGGTCCTGTGCCATGAGCATTGTTCCGATGGAACCGATGCGGTCAAGGTCAGAACTGGCGATGATCTTATCGGCGCCGGAGATGATCCAGTAAGCGGCGCTGGCGGCCATCCCTTCGATGTAGGCCACCACCGGTTTTTCTGCATCACGGATGGCATCAGCCAGCAGGTCGGTACCGGTGACCTGGCCGCCGGGGCTGTCAACGATCAGCAGTATGCTGCCGATATCCGGATGCTTGTCTGCCATTTTGATATCCTGAAGGATCGACTGCGATCCCCTGGGACCGCAGGGCTGGTCGTACTTGAGAATTTCCGACCGGATCGGGATCACGGCGGTGGAACTGCCGGTAAAACTTTCATCGGATAATTTCTGAATCTGGGTTTGCCTGCCGGAGCTGCTGATCACATAAGGGTGATTGCGCTGGCGGGCCAGGGAAGAATCCTCCTGGGAGATACGCTCCCCTTTGAGCAAGGAAAGGATCAATGAAGCATAGGCAGCCGATCGTTCACCATCGATCAGCCACACTCCGGAAAAAATTTCAGTCAGGATAGGATTCACTGTACCCTCGGATTTGAGGATACAATATTATAGTGGTATCCGCGGCAAATAAAGGACTAAAAAGATTAACCGGTCAATCCTGGTTTTCATCATCGGGGATCGGACCGAAGGGATCGAGATAGTAAGCCGCCGGGGTTGAAAACTCTCCTGCGAACAGAAGCTCGTACCCGTTGAAGCCTTCCAGAACTGCCGGTTTCAGCAGTTTGCTGGTCACCTTCATCGGAGTGTCCAGTGTGCCGAAAACCCTGACGGTGCCATTCTTATCACCGGAACTGAGAATAAGCCGCCGGCCGGTCATCGCGTAAAGTTCGTTCTCAACCGGTGCACGGTCCTTGGGAACAAGGATCTTCAGTTTGTAAATGTACTTGACCCCGGACTGGGTATCCTGTTGTTCGGATTCCATCTGGATCGTCTCCGGTGTTCCATAAATGGTATTCCAGGATTTCCCTGATTTGGGCACGATCAGACAACTGAGCGTTGACGGGTAGATGTTGAAAATACCGACATCTTCCCTGTAAATCCAGTTTATGGAATTCAAGCCGCCGATGTTGATGCCGGTATGTCGTTGAATATTTCCCATTTCAGTTTTTATTCAGAAAAACGCAGTGACAATCCGGGGACATCTCAGGGACAAAAAGTGAGCAACTTTTTTCTGATTTTTTGCGGTTTCGCTTCCTGTAGTAGTCTTTTTTCAGCATTTCGTAGTTCAGGTTTGAAAATGTGATGTTGTGGTCATAACAAAATTGAAGAATACACTTCTTGAAGGATTTATAAAACCGGACCTTGTCATTCATGTAATGGAAGAACAAGTCTTTGAAGTGCCATTCCAGGTAGCCTTCAAAAATGGCCTGGTTCCGTTCGTTGACCCAAAGGTTAGACTTTACCCAGAAGTCGTTGTAATAGGGCAGCACGAAGGTGATATACTCAGGGCCTGTCGGGAATTCAGGAACGACTTCAGGCGGGCGGATCTCCAAAAGCGGCTTGAGCAGCTTTCCGATGATGTTCCCTTTCGAGGCTGTGTTGGTACTCAACGAGCAGATCAGGTATTCCTGAAGGTAAGGCTTCAGTTTGATTGTGATAGTGGGGCGTTCTTTTTCAATCATGGGCAAATGTATTTTTGTTGGTTGTGGATTCAAAGGCCATCAGCCTTTGACAAAGACCATCTTGTGATCGAGAAACGGCTTGAGGTTGATTGCCCTGGATTGAGGGCCGATCATGTGAACCTCAAAGTATTGCTGATCCCCGCGCTGGATCAGGTATTCCAATCCTATTTTCTTTGATCCGTTCTTATGAAAATCATCCATCACGGCCAGCCGGTAGCCCTGCGGAAGATGGTCGTAATATTTCCAGCCG